ATGCCAGGCAGGCGATCTTCGAACTGGAAAAGACCGAGCCGGTCTGGGTGCGCGCCTGGCGGCCCTTGGGCATGTACGGGCTGGGCGTGCTGTGGTTCTGGAACGTGATCGTCCTGCACCTGGCCAATGCCTTCTGGAAGATCGCCCTGCCGCCGATGCCGTTCGAACATCTGATGGGGATCAGCGCGCTTTACATGGGCCTTTACATGGGCGGGCACACGATCAAGGACGTGGCCGGAAAGTGGATCGGCAAATGAGCGGCGACATGCTGAACATCAGCCCGCTGGTCGCCTGGGTGGTGGCGCTGAACATGCTGCTGACCTTCGCCCTGACGATCTGGAACCTGATGGCCTCGGGCAGCCGGGCCAATGCGAAGCGGCTGGATGCGCATTCGGACCAGTTGCAGCAGCACGAGGCCCGGATCAGCACGGTGGAGCAGGGGCAGGGGTCGCTGCCGTCGCTGCAGGAGATGCACAAGCTGGAACTGGCGATGGTGCGGCTTGAAGGCGAGATCGCGTCGGTGAGCAGGGTCATGGCGGGAAACGTCGCGATCATGGAACGGCTGGAAAGTGTTGTCGCGCGCCATGACGCACATCTTCTGGAGGCGGGCAAGCGATGAGCGATTACATCAATCTGGTGCGCCGCGACCGGCGGCAGCAAATCCTCGTCTGGCTGGACTCCTGTTCCGAATACACATCGAACGGCGATACCATCCGCACGATCCTGAACCACGGCGGCATCAGTTCGACAGCGGATGAAGTGCTGACCGAACTCTGGTGGCTGCGGGAACAGGGCTTCGCCACCCTGGACGATCACGGCGGGTTCGTGGTGGTCACCGCGACGCAGCGGGGCGTCGAGATCGCACGCGGGATTGCCCGCCACCCCGAGGTGTCGCGCCCCCGTCCGAGGCGCTGAGCATGCCCGCCCCCCGCAAGGTCGACCTGCTGCCCCCCGAGCTGAAGCGCTGGCTGGAGGCGGAACTGCGCACGCGCGGCTTTGCCGGGTACGAGGCGCTGGCCGAAAGCCTGAACTGGAAGCTGGAGGAAGAGGGCCTGGAGCTGCGCATCCAGAAGTCCGCCCTGCACAGCTTTGGGGCCGAGTATGCCGAGTTCGTGAAGGTGCAGGAAGCCGCCAGCGCCTGGGCCACCGAATGGATGACCGAGGCCGGGATCGGCGAAGAGGCCAAGCGGCACAACGTGCTGTTCCAGATGATCACCGCGCTGGCGTTCAAGGTGATGCAGGCCGAGATGATCAAGGACGCGAAAGAGATCGACCCGAAGAGCCTGCATTTCATCGGGCGGATGATGAAGGACATCATGGCGTCGTCCGGCATCCGCGAGCAGCTGGCGGCGGCAGAGCGCAAGGCGCAGGCGGCGAAGCTGGACCAGGCGGTGGAGGCGGGCGAGGTCACGGAAGATTTCCGGGCCGAGGCGCGGCGCATCATGGGGTTTGCGTGATGGCGGCGCTGGGGGCCAAGCTGCGGACGCTGGAAGGGGGCCGGGTCGCGTTCTGGTGCCCCGGCTGCAGCCAGGCACATCAGATCACGGTAAGCCGCGATGCCGCCCCGGACGGGCCGTGCTGGGGCTTTGACGGAAATGTGAAGCGACCGACCTTCACGCCGTCCATTCTTGTGGCCTGCGCCGCCCGGCGGATGACCGATGAAGAGTATAGCCGCGCGATGCAGGGGGAGAAGATCGACCTGCCGCAGATGCGCTGCCACAGCTACGTCACCAAGGGCCGCATCCTGTTTCTGCAGGACTGCACCCATGCGCTGGCCGGGAAGACGGTGGACCTGCCAAACTGGCCGCTGGGTGGCGCATGATGGCAACCCCGGCGCAGGTGGCGAATGACCTTGCGGTGCAGGCGGATTACTTCGCCAGGCGCGACGACGAGATCGCGCGCCTGTGCCGGGACAGCCTGTGGCTGATCCGGAAGATGATTGGCTGGCAGCCCGTGGGCGAGATGCCTTATGCGCGCGTGATCTGGAGGTTGGAGGACTACACGTTCCGGCCACGCGCTGCGGCCCCATCGCAGATCGACAAGTCGCTTGACCGGGCGCTGGTCACGCTGAAGGCGCTTCGGGGCGGCGCGCAGACATGAGCACGCTTGTTCCTGACAGCCCGCTGATCCGCTTCCTGCCGTACCAGCGCGCCTGGATTGCGGACCAGAGCCGCTTCAAGATCGGGATGATGACGCGGCGCGGCGGCAAGACCTTTGCGTCGATGGGAGAGGTGGCGGCGGATTGCACGGCGGCAGAGGCCGAGGGGCGCAAGACGCGCTGGACCGTCCTGTCACGGTCGGAAGGCACGGCAAAAGAGGCCTTTGACGAGGCGTTAAAGCCGATGATCCGGGCGTATTACACGATTCTGCGTGGTCTCGCCCGCAAGCAGGAACCGGTGTACGAACAGGGCGAGTTCCGGGTGCCTGCGCACCGGGAAGAGGTGACGGCGGGCGGGCTGACCACAGTCATCGACGTGCCCGAGGCCACCTACAAGACGCAGGAGGTGCGCTTTCCCGGTGGCAGCCGGGCCATTGCGCTTTCGGCCAGCCCGGATGCCGCGCGCGGCTTTGGCGGCAACCTGATCCTTGATGAGTTCGCTTTCCACCGCGACAGCCGCCGCATCTGGGCCAGCGCCTTTCCGGTGGTGGCGCAGGGTTCGCACAAACTGCGGGTGATCAGCACGCCGAACGGCAAGGGCAACAAGTTCTACGAGCTGATGACGGCCAAGAATGATGTCTGGTCGCGCCACGTCACCGACATTTACGAGGCGGTGCGGCAGGGCCGGGACCTGAACGTCGCCGAGCTTCGGTCGGCGCTGGCGGATGAGGATGCCTGGGCGCAGGAATTCGAGCTGAAATGGCTGGATGCCGCCAGTGCCTGGCTGGATTACGACCTGATCAGCGGCTGCGAACACCCTGCTGCCGGGATGCCGGGGCTGTACCAGGGCGGCCCGTGCTTTTCGGGCGAGGACATTGCCGCGCGCAATGACCTGTTCGTGCTGCCGGTGTTCGAGCAGGTGGGCGATGTGCTGTGGCTGCGCGAGATGGTGGTGCGCCGCCGGATCAGCTTTGCCGAGCAGGACGCGATCCGGGCCGGAATGTTCGCCAAGTACCGGATCGTGCGGCACCGGATGGACCAGACCGGCATGGGCGAAAAGCCGGTCGAAGACGCGCAGCGCCGCCATGGCACCGATCGGGTGGAAGGCGTGCTGTTCACCGGGCCGAACCGGCTGGACCTGGCCACGCATCTTAAAGAGGCGATGCAAGACCGCCGGATGCGCCTGCCCGCCGGTGACGTGGTGCTGCGCGCCGATCTGCATGCGATCCAGTCCAGTGTCGGGCCAACCGGGGTGCGCCGCCTGGTGGCGGATGGCGAAAGCGACGGTCACGCTGACCGGTTCTGGGCCATGGCCCTGGCGGTCAGCGGGGCGGCATCGGCGTACCAGCCCTATGACTACCGCGCGGTGCCGCGCCATGGCGGCGATGATTTTGACCGCGAGTTCCGGCTGACCGCCGGGTTCGCGGCGCAGAAAGGATTGTTCTGATGGCCCTGCTTGATGCCTATGGCCGCCCGGTGCGGCAACAGAAGCTGACCGTCCCGCTGGCCGAGGGCGGGATGACGGGCATCCGGCAGACCTGGGCGGGCAGTGCCGCGTCCGGCCTGACCCCGGTCAAGCTGGCGTCGATCCTGCGGGCCTGCGACCAGGGCGAGCTGCGCGAGTTCCTGATCCTGGCCGAGGAAATGGAAGAGCGGGACCCGCACTACTCCTCGGTGCTGGGCACGCGCAAGCGCGCGATCTCTGGCATCATGCCGCAGGTCGAGGCCGCCAGCGACAGTAAGCGCGACGTGGAGATCGCCGAGGCGGTGCGCGAAGAGATCGCCGAACACCCCGGCTTTGCCGATCTGGTCGAGGATCTGCTGGATGCCCTTGGAAAGGGCTTTGCCGTGGTCGAGATCGACTGGGCCCGCAGCGCCAGCCGCTGGACGCCGGAGCGGTTCGATCACCGCGATCCGCGGTTCTTTGTCTTCGACCGCGAGACGCGCCGCGAGCTGCGGCTGCTGGACGAGGCCGGGCCGGTGGAAGGCGTGGCGCTGGAGCCTTTCAAGTTCATCACCCACCGCGCGCGGATGAAGTCCGGCCTGACCTATCGCGGCGGGCTGGCGCGCGTGGTTTCCTTCGGCTGGATGTGCAAGGCCTATACCGTCAAGGACTGGATGTCCTTCATCGAGACCTACGGCCTGCCGCTGCGGATCGGGCGCTACGGGCCGGAGGCGACGAAGGAGGATGTCGCCAAGCTGTACCAGGCGGTGGCGAACATCGGCACCGATGCGGCGGCAGTGCTGCCCAGAAACATGGAAATCGCCTTTGAGAAGGGCTTGGCTGTCACGGGGCCGGAACGCGTCTTTGAAACCTTCGCGCGCTATATCGACGAGCAGATCAGCAAGGCGGTGCTGGGCCAGACGATGACGACCGACTCGGGGTCCAGTCAGGCGCAGGCGACGGTGCACAACGAGGTGCGCCACGACATTGCCGCCAGCGACGCGCGCGCGGTGTCCGGGGCGATCAACCGCGATCTCGTGCGGGCCTATGTCGATCTGAACTTCGGGGTGCAGGAGGTCTACCCGCGTCTTACCCTGCCCGTGGCCGAACCCGAAGACATCACGGCCAAGATCGCGGGCGCGGCAAAGCTGATGGAACACGGGGTCACGTTCAAGATGACCGAGCTGCGCGGCAAGCTGGGCTTTTCGGACCCGGAAAAGGGCGACGAGATTGCCGGGGGCGCGCCGGTGCCGCCGCCCGTGGCCGCCAACCGCGCCCGCCTGGCGCTGAACCGCGAGCAGGCCGAAGACCTGCTGGATGGTGTTGAAGAGGATATGCTGTCGGATTGGGAAGAGCTGGGCAGTGAGCTGGAGGCGGCGGTGGCCGAGGCGGTGGATGGGGCCGACAGCTATGAGGCGGTGCTGGAGCGCCTGCCCGAGGCGCTGCGGCAGATGCCATCGGCGCTGCTGATCGACACGCTGGTGAAGGGCATGTTCCAGGCCCGCGCGGTGGGCGACGCGCAGGATGACTGACGCCTCTGACCGGCCCGGCTATTCCTTTGACCCCGGCCCGCCACCCGAGGCTTCGCGCTTTCTGCGCAACAAGGGGCTGCGCCCGTCGTTTTCGTGGATGGACGTCGAGCCGGAAGAACATGCGGTCGCCTTTGCCGTGGCCAAGGTGGCCGAGCTCGACCTGCTGGAGGCGATGCGGGCCGAGGTGCAGCGCGCGCTGGACGAGGGGCTGACCTTCGAGTCGTTTCAGAAAAGCTGGCGCGCCAACCCGCGCCTGGCAGACTGGTGGGGCCGCAAGGCCATGGAAGACCCGCTGACCGGCGAGGTGGTCGAGGCGCAGCTGGGCAGCCCGCGCCGGTTGCGCACGATCTATGACGCCAACCTGCGGTCTGCCCGCGCCGCCGGCCAGTGGGAGCGGATCGAGCGGACGCAAGCCGCGTTCCCGTTCCTGGAATACCGGCTTGGCCCGTCGGAAAAGCACCGCCCGCACCACGAGGACAAGGCGGGCCTGATCCTGCCGGTGGACGACCCATTCTGGGATGAATGGATGCCGCCGAACGGCTGGGGCTGCAAATGCTGGGTGCGGCAGGTGACGAAAGCCGAGGCCGGGCGGCGCGGGGTTTCGGACGCGCCCGAGGTGCCCGACCGGAAATGGTACAACGAGCGCACCGGCGACACGCAGCTGGTGCCGCAGGGGATCGACCCCGGCTGGCAGCGCAACCCCGGCAAGCTGCGCCGCCAGGCGGCAGAGGGCCTTCTGCGCGACCGGCTGGAGGCGGCCCCCGAGGCGGTGCGGCAGGCGGCGCTGGCGGATATCGCCACAAGCTGGGTGGCAGAGCGGGTGCTGGCGGGTACCTCGGCTGCGGTGGTGCCGGTGGCCGTGCTGCCGCCTGCGCTGGCCGCCAGCCTGGGGCTGGGCAGCGGGCTGGTGCAGATGACGACCGCCCCCGGCAGTGCGGTGGTGGCCCGCACGGCGGGTGCGCAGACCGCTGATCTGGCCAGGCTTGCCGCCAGGCTGGCCAGCGGCGCGGCGCTGCTGGATGACCGGTCGGGCGACCCGGCGGTCTATGTGCTGCAGGATGGCGACGGACCCTGGGTGCTGACGCTGAAGGTGCTGCGGCAGGCGGGCGAAATCTGGGTCGAGGCGGTGGAACGGCTGAGCGCCGCACGGCGCAGGGCGATCCGGGCGACCCCCGGACTGCGGAAGTTTGGCGGCGGGTCCGGGGACTGACAGCGGGCGCGGGCACCGCTGCCGCCGCAATGGCCCGAAACCGCGCCGTTAAATACCCTTTAAAGGGCCTTGTCGGGCTGGCCCGGCCCGGCGTAGCCTGACGGGGACCAGGGCCTTCAGCGGCCCGCTGGCGCGATCTTCCCAAACCCTGCCTGACAAGGCCTGTTGCCCCCGAAAGCATTCAAGGGTGATAGGGTACGACCAGGCGGGCAATCTGCGCCCATGGTGACACATCCTCTTCCCTCTCTGCGGGGCCTCGCGCTCAATTTCGAAGGCGGCACGCTGCCCGACTGGGTGCAGCTGACCCCGGCGGGTCCGGCTATTGTGGGCCGGGACGGGCGCGGCTGGAAAATGTCTGACCCGGCAGCGGTCGCTGCCGCTTACG